TCTCTTTTTACTCTTATTCATAGAACTAAACTTTGTTCTACTGTGATTGTTTCCTATACTCGTCTTCTTTGGCTGTGTTTCATGTGCTTCAAAGTTTTTGTGTAACTTCATAACCCTCCTTGGTTATGTACGTATTTATTATCTTTCAGCCATAAAAAAAGGCCGCACTAGGCGACCTTTTAAGTTAGTTCTAAGACTGCTTTACTTAAAACTTAAATTTAATTCCAGCTTGTGGTGATACATCTTTTGAATCTGTATCATAGTCAACACCTGCTGATAGCTCTGCGCCGTTCCATGCAACAACATACTCACCACCAATGTGTTGTAGTTTGTTAGTGTCATCACCATTTACATATGCTGTAATGCCGTTTGATGCTAATGAACCTTCATACGCCATTTTTGATGCGTCTGTGTCATATGTCATCATTCCGCCTGCAGATAGTCCAGCTACTTCTAAGCCTGATACTGCTCCACCTAGTACTGTGTTTTCAGTTGTACGGTTATAGTCAGCACTTGCAGTTAATGCAAGATCACCAGCGTTTACTGTGTATGCACCTTGTAGGTGATTTACTTCAGTTATGTCTGTTGTCCAGTTTGTTAAGCCTACTGCTACACTTGCCGCACCCATTGTTACTTGCAATGACTCAGTCATTGTTGATACGTTTAGTGTTCCGTCTGCTGTTGTGTTTGCACCTGTTTCTGGTAATAGACCATTGCTATCGCCAAATGCTAATGCTACTGCACCTGCTGTTGTTCCAACAGTCCAAGTGTCTAATTTTAGTGAATCGCCGTCGGTTGCTTTGAAATCTAAATCAACTGTTGCAAGATCGCCTGCATCAATATCAAGTTCAACACCCATTGTTCCGGCTGTTTTGTTTGCCGCTGTCTCTGCAAAGTCAAGTGATACTGCACCTGAAATAATTGGAGTAGGCGCCACTACCGCTACTGTTTCGTCTGCGGTTGCTAGTGTCGCTGATGAAAGCGCCAAAGTCGCCACTGCGACTGTGATTAAAGTCTTATTCATTTTTGATTTTCCTCGTTTTTATGAAGTGTAGTTCTCTTTGTCTACAATGTATAGTTATCTACTCATTAGATAACGTGTGCGTTTTCTGGCACGATGTATTTATAGAGTGTAGAGAAAGAGTTAAAGTACGACTTTTCTGTTGCTAGGTAAGTCGCCAACCCCGAGCGATTATGCCGCTAGGGCAAAATCCTCAGAAACAGCGAAGTTGTTAAGTGCACCGAAGTTCACGAAAGTAAATTCGCCGTCGTTTATAGTTGCTTTTGCAATTATAAGGTTTGTTCGCGTTAACCGAGCTTACATCCGGGTAACTCCACAACATCTATTAACTACCAGTCGATCCTATTTCGACCCCATCATAAGCACACTCGGTAAATGTGTTTATGGTGGAGTCGCCGGGTACCGCCCCCGGGTCCTGTATAGCGTTTGAATTGCTTCAACGTTACATATATATTTATACAGTCTTTTTAGGTAGATGTCAAGAGAAGAATGTAAAAAAGATAACAAGTATAATGTAGTATTTGATCTATTGACTGTGTTATCCAATAACTATTATCTGACGATGTCCATTTGAACTTTTTAATTATTTTTGTTTTAAAATGATCAATAGTAAAATGAAGTACGTAATCTAGTAATGCTATTGATATAGACATACTAGCATTATTAGTTAATAGAGCTATAACTATAAAAGTAAGTCCGGCGTGATCAGCCGCATGAATATATCCCTTAGGACTTTTAAGGTCACTTTTATCTCCAGGAGTCTTTCGAAAAGATTGCATTGCCAAATCAGCAATAGCATGTTTAACAAATAGTCCATATAGAATTATTAAACCTTCCATACGCTGGACTATCCTTTATTGTTCTGGTGTGTGAATGATTGCTATATCAATTGCTACAGGCTTGCCATTATGGTCGTCAAGTTCATAGTCGATAACCATGCCTTCAACTACCTTCTTTACGCCTGCTTTACGAAACTCTGAAATGTGTACAAACAAGTCTGCTTGTCCTTCTTCACGTGATATGAAACCATATCCTTTTACGTGATTGTACCATTTTAATTTGCCCTGCTTCATGTCTTGCCCTTCTTAAAGTATACAGGGCGTAGAAACAATTCCTACGCCCTATACAGTATTTATTACATATTATTCTTTTTATCTTGGATTTCAGCTCGCTTTGCTTTTGCAAGTTTACCCATTTCGCCTAGTGCTTTTCTAGCTCTAGCCGCGGCCGCTTTAGTACCGCCTTCAAATTTATCGTTCTCTGCTAGGTACGATTCGTACTGTGCAACGATTTGCTCGTGAATTGTTGACATCTTTATCTCCTTTTAGTTAATCTTTATGCCGGTTGTTGATTCAATGTATTGGTCTGCCATTCCTTTTTCAGTCTTAGCAATAAACACAATAGTTGATAAGTTAATATCTAGTTCGCTATCGCGACCAACAGTAAAAGTAAATGGCACCATGCCAATACCGTCTTTAGTCATAGTAAGAGCCATTGGCTTCTTAACCTTCATTGAATCTGTTTCTTTTTTTACTAGGCGTGCAATTACTTCTTCTCCTGCAACAGTTTTAAAACTAATTGTATCGCCGTCTTTATATGTGTTTTCTATTAACATATTATTATAAACTCTCCCCTGTTCCGTTCCATCCTGTTTGATCAATATAAGAAACTAATGCTTCGTAGCCTCCAATATGTTGATCGCTAATAAAGATTTGCGGAGCAGTCCTTGGTGCTGGCAATCCTTTTTCTTCAAAGAGTGCCATTAGTTGACTTGGCTGTATATCTGTGCCAATACTTTTTGCTTCGTAAGTAACGTTCATCTTGTCCATTAATGCTTTTGCTTTAACGCAAGACGGACAGTTAGGCTTACTATAGATTATTACGTCCTGACGTGTCATAGACTAAATCCTTTCAGTGAATCCTTGTCTACGTCTTGTTTGATACCGCCAATGATATACGACTCTACTTCAGTCTCTTGTGGAGCCACTTGTAATCCTGACGAGCTCAACCAATGTTGTGTCCAAGGTAGTGGGTTAGTGTTTAGTGGACGATCATAAATTGGTTTGTAACCAAGTGCTTTAAGCCTACGGTTAGCAATATACTCAACATAATGATACAACAGTTCTTCGTTAAGTCCAATGATAGCACCGTCCTTAAACAAATAATCTGCCCACGCTTTTTCTTCGTTAACGCATTCACGCCACATGTCTAATACTTCTTCTTCACACTCTTTAGCAATAGATGCAAACTCTTTATCGTCAAGTCCTTTGATCCAATTCTTAAGAATAGAAGTTGATAGGTTCAAATGTGTTGCTTCGTCTCTTGCAATCAACGAAATAATTTTTGCACTGCCTTCCATAACTTTGGATTCAGCAAAGGCAAATGTGCAAGCAAAGGAAACGTAGAAACGTAGTCCTTCAAGAATGTTAACATTGTGCATTGCTAAAAATAGTTTCTTCTTAACATCACGCATGTTACCTTCTTTACGATGGATGTAAGCATCCGCCGCTTCTGTAAACGCATCGTAGTTTTTAGTAACTGCGGTAGCACGTTTTAGAATTTCTTTATCATCTAAGATTGTATCAAATACTTCAGTAGGATCTGCATACACGTTCTTCATAATATGTGTATATGAACGTGAATGAATAGTTTCAAAGAAGTCCCAAGTAACAATACAACCTTCTAGCTCAGGTAGTGATACGTGTGGCAAGAATGCCAAACTAGGACCACGTCCTTGTACACTATCTAATAGTGTTTGATATTTTAAATTACTAGTAAAGATATGCTTTTGTTCTGGTCTAAAGTTAGCAAAGTCTGCTCTATCTTTTTGCAAACTAACTTCTTCTGGTCTCCAAAAGTACCCTAACATAGTTTGATTTAATTTATCAAACTCTGGGAACTTAAACACATCATAACGCTGTGTGTTTTGATCAGGTCCAAAGAACATTGTGCTCTTGGTGAAGTCTACCTTCTCTTGATTAAATACTGTTTTTGCCATCTCTTTTCCTTTATCTCATAACTCTACTATAATAACATCATTGTACAAGCATGTCAACCTTTAAATTGCACATGCCTCGCAATGTTCTTCATATTCTTCATCTGACCCTGCAAATTCTTCTCTTGCAAGTGGTTGTTCTGCAACATCTGCCATATCACCATCTGTCTTATAATCATAAGTGTTTTGGTAGTATGATGTTTTCCATCCATACTTATACGTGTTTAACAAATCACCTATCATAACACTCATAGGCACTTCATTATTGTCAAAGTGTGTTGGATTGTAACTCCAGTTACCACTAATTGCTTGATCAAAGAACTTTTGCATTACTGCTACGATATTAATGTAACCTTCGTTACTTGGCATATCCCATAATAATGTGTAGTGTTGCTTTAGTGTAGTATACTGTGGAACAACCTGCTTAAGAGGCCCTTTTTTACTTTTCTTAACGGACAAGTAGCCTCTAGGTGGTTCGATTCCATTGGTAGCGTTCGACACAACGGAACTGCTCTCCGAAGGCATTTGTGCGGACAATGTGCTGTGCCGTAGCCCGTGTTCTCTGATGCTCTTACGTAAACCATCCCAATCATAATTTAATTTAAACTTTCCTAACTCATCGACTTCTTTTTTGTAAGTATCGATTGGCATAATGCCTTCTGAGTATTTAGTACGGTTAAAGTATTCACATGCTCCACGCTCTTTTGCAATGCTATTACTTGCTTTTAGTAAGTAGTATTGGAATGCTTCTGTTAGATCATGTACTAGTTTCCATGCTTCTTTATCATCATACTTAACATGATTCTTTGCAAGGTAATGTGCTAGTCCAATGTAGCCTACACCTAATGAACGTCTTGCTTTTGTACTAATCTCAGCCGCTTTGATTGGGTAGCGTTGATAGTCAATAATTTCTTCTAATGCTCTGACAGCAAGTTCACATAGTTCTTCTAAGTCATCTAACGAACGAATAGTTCCTACATTAATAGCACTTAGGATACACAATGCAATTTCACCTTCTTCATCATCAATGTGATCAAGTGGCTTGGTTGGTAATGTAATCTCTTGACACAAGTTACTCATGTATACTTTGTCTTTAAATGAACTGTGTGTATTACAGTGATCAACATTCATAATATAAATGCGTCCTGTTTCAGCACGTTCTTTAATTAATGCACTAAACAGATCCATTGCAGAAATAGTTTGTTTCTTAATGCTTGTCTTACGCTCATACATTTCATACAGTTCTTTAAACTTGTCAGCATCACCAAAGTATGCTTCATACAATCCTGGAACATCGTGTGGCGAGAAAAGAGTAATATCACCGTTGGATAACAATCTTTCGTACATAGTTTTATTAAGCTGAATAGAATAATCTAACTTACGTACACGATTGTCTTCAGTGCCTTTGTTGTT